CGGTTTGAGCATGGGCGTATTGTGCTGAACTCTGAGGAGGATTGGGATGAATTTAAAGATCAACTTCTTTTATTTCCCGCCATTGGAGTGCATGATGATTTGCCAGATGCTTTGTCATATATAGATCAGATGGCTGTCACCTCTTACTTTGTAGATGACCAAGAAGATGAGTGGGAGCCTGTGGACATAATTTCAGGTGTTTAATTTTATGGAGAAGATAATGGCAACACAACCAAAATATAGGTCTACTGAATCTATTGGTTTTCGTGATGATGGTAAAGGAAATTTAGAACGACTTTATTCATATCGGACAAAGCCTGTTGAAGGTGGTGGATCATCTGTATTGCGTTCATCAGACGAGCCATATGAAGGTGCTGGCAGAGGTTTTGTCAACCCACCTGAAGTTAATACTCGTAGACAATACGAAAAAGAAAAAGAGGCTGGCGATCCTAATGCTGTAAGGTTGTCATTTGAAGAGTGGAAAAAACTCTAAAGTAAATAATCGGAGGCGTAATGGCAACAGACAAAGAAGTGAAGATCGAAGATCAGGGTAGTTACGATGAGCCTACACAGGCTGACAAGGACTTAACTGCCTTTGTTGTTGACCATTGTGATCGTTGGCGTGATTACAGAGACACTAACTTCCTTCCCTATTGGCTAGAGTACGAGCGCATTTTCCGTGGTGAGTGGGCGGTAGAAGACAAAACCCGTGAATCAGAGCGTAGCCGTATTGTTACCCCCGCCACCCAACAAGCAGTTGAGACTCGCCATGCTGAGATCATGGAGGCAATCTTTGGTCAAGGCGATTTCTTTGATATTGAAGACAACATCCAAGATGTCAATGGCAACCCCATAGATGTGGAGATGATTAAGCGTCAACTCACAGAAGACTTCAAGAAAGACAAGATTAGGAAAGCCATTGATCAGATTGAACTGATGGCTGAAATTTATGGCACAGGTATAGGCGAAGTTGTGGTGATGACTGAGACAGAATATGTCCCGTCTACTCAGCCAATCCCTAACCAGATGGGGCAAGCGGCTATTGGAGTGTTGGAAAGAGAAAGAATTTCTGTCAAGATTTCTCCTGTAAACCCAAAGAACTTCTTGTTCGACCCCAATGGTGTTTCGGTTAGCGACTGTATGGGTGTGGCGATTGAGAAGTATGTCTCTATCCACAAGGTTGTTCAAGGCATTGAGGCTGGAATTTACCGCAAGGTAAACATTACCACTACTGGAGATGACTCTGACCTTGAGCCTACCCAAGAGGTAAGCCAATACCAAGATGAGAAAGTCTTGTTGTTGACCTACTATGGCTTAGTGCCACGGGAATACTTAGAGAATCTAGAAGAAAACAAAGACATTGTTGACCTTTTCCCAGATAACTCTGAGGCAGAGGAATACTCTGACCTAGTAGAAGCCATTGTGGTGATTGCTAATGATGGACAACTCCTAAAGGCTGAAGCCAATCCGTACATGATGAAGGATCGTCCCGTCTTGACTTATCAAGATGACACAGTACCGAACCGATTGCTAGGCAGAGGCACAGTAGAAAAAGCGTTCAATATGCAAAAGGCTATTGACGCACAGACTCGCTCACATCTCGACTCTCTTGCGCTGACTACTAGCCCCATGATTGCTATGGACGCTACCCGTTTGCCAAGAGGAATGAAGTTTGAGGTCAAGCCTGGCAAGGCAATCCTTACCAATGGCGCACCTTCTGAGATTCTTTACCCCTTCAAGTTCGGAGCAACTGACCCAAACAACTTGGCTACGGCTAAAGACTTTGAGCGTATGTTGTTACAAGCAACGGGAACGCTTGATTCTCAAGGCATGATCAGCAATGTGGCTAGAGATGGTGGTCAAGGCGGTATGTCTATGGCTGTCGCTTCTATCATCAAGAAGTACAAACGCACTTTGGTGAACTTCCAAGAGGATTTCTTAATTCCGTTTATTAAGAAGGCGGCTTTTAGGTTCATGCAATTTGACCCAGAGCGTTACCCTTCTGTGGACATGAACTTCATTCCTACGGCAACGCTAGGCATTATTGCCAGAGAGTATGAGCAACAACAGTTTATTGGCTTGTTGCAGACGCTTGGCCCTAATACTCCCGTATTGCCTGTGATCTTGAAAGGCATTTTGGCTAATTCAAGTCTGTCTAACAGGATGGAACTGATTGCTATGCTGGAGAAGATGGGTCAACCTGACCCGCAAGCACAAGAAATGCAACAAGTGCAACAACAATTGGCTCTACAAGCGGCTCAAGCACAGATTGCGGTTCAGACTACTCAGGCAGAACAGAATCGTGCAGAGGCCACCAAGTTGACAGTTGAGGCACAGTTGATGCCACAAGAAGTTCAAGCCAAGATGAGTGCATCTTTAACCAAGAATCTGCCAAATGAGGCTGATGCCAACCAAAGGGAGTTCGATAAGCGAGTTAAGATTGCTGATTTGATGCTCAAAGAGGCTGATATCAAGAATAAGAGCAAGATTGTTGAGTTACAGATGGCGGATAAGTTAAATGCTCAATCCCAAGTCAAGCAAGACTTCCTTACCAAACTCACAGATGGTCTAAAGAATGGCTAATATCAAGGAACTTATCCAAAGTATTGAGTCAACAGACTCATCTTTTGATGAAAAGTTAGAAGCCATCAACAAGATGGAAGAAACCCTTGTGGCTTTGCGCCAGCAAGAGGAAACTGCTGTTCAAGACAATGTAGACCTGATAGTTGAAGCCATCAAAGTGATGGAAAACAAGGTTACAGCACAACTAGAGGTTGCCAAGTCTATTGTTCCTGAGAAGGGTGACAAGGGAGACAAGGGCGACAAGGGTGCAGATGGTCGCCAAGGCATAGATGGCAAGAATGGATTAGATGGCAGGGATGGCAAAGACGGGATAGACGGCAAAGATGGTGTTTCTGTAAGGGATGCCAAGATTGACTTTGATGGCTCGTTAGTTATTACCCTGTCTACTGGTCAAGAGATCAATGTGGGTGAGGTAGTTGCACCTGACTTAGCAGAAAAGATCAAAGTCATTAGTACCATGTCCACCAATGGGGCGGTGGCTATCCTAGACGAAGGCACAAGCATCACAAGTGGTGTTAAGAAGATAAATTTTGTTGGGGCGACTGTTACTGCTACAAATTCAGGGGATGATGTAACTGTCAATGTGAGCGCAGGAACAGGAACTGTAACGAGTGTTGCTTTATCAGGTGGTACAACAGGATTGACTGTTACTGGTAGCCCAATTACTACAACTGGCACTATTACCTTGGGTGGTACTCTTGATGTTGACAATGGCGGCACAGGTCAAACAAGTTATACAGATGGTCAATTACTTATTGGAAATACAACAGGTAATACATTAACAAAGACAACATTAACTGCTGGCTCGGGTATAGCAATTACAAATGGTGGTGGTTCAATAAGTATTGCCGCAACAAATAGTGGAACAGTTACTGCTGTAACAGGAACTTCTCCAGTAGTGTCTAGTGGAGGAGCAACTCCAGCGATTAGTATGCCAGCCGCAACCACATCAGTTAGTGGTTATTTGACTTCTACCGATTGGACTACTTTTAATAACAAAGGTAGCGGAACAGTTACAAGTGTTGGTGGAACAGGCACAGTCAACGGCATTACATTAACAGGCACAGTTACATCAAGTGGTAATTTAACCCTTGGTGGAACATTAGCAAATGTAAGTCTTGCAACACAAGTAACAGGTAATTTGCCTGTAACCAACCTAAATAGCGGTACATCTGCATCTGCTACAACTTTTTGGCGTGGCGATGGCACATGGGCAACACCTAGCGGTGGCGGTGGTGGCATAACTTGGGCGGCAGTTCAAACAGCAAACTTTACTGCGTCTGCGGGAAATGCTTACCCAGTAAATACTACATCAGGTGCAATTACAGTTACTTTGCCTGCATCACCAACAGCAGGGCAACTTGTGACGATTGTTGATTATGCTGGTACTTCCTTAACTAACAATATAACTGTAAGTCCTAATGGAAACAAAATTCAAGGTTCTACTAATAGTGTAGTTATATTAGTAAATAGACAAGCGTATAACTTTGTTTATATTGATGCAACACAAGGGTGGCTTTCTTATGCACAAGAATATGTTGCCGCTACTCAACCTTTTACAGCGTCTTATTTAATTGTTGCTGGCGGTGCTGGTGCGGCTATTGGTGGTGGTGGTGCTGGTGGTAATTTATCTGGCTCACAAACTACTTTTATTGGAACAGTATATACAGTAGTAGTTGGCGCAGGTGGTGCTGGTTCAACCACTTTTGGTGGTAGTGGAGCAAGTGGTACAAATTCAACACTTACTGGTATTACTGCGGCTATTGGTGGAGGTGGTGTTCCAGTTGGTGCAAATGGTTTATCTGGCGGTTCTGGTGGTGGAGGTGATGGCTCTGATGGTATCAGAACAGGAGGAGCAGGAACTTCTGGACAAGGTAATGCTGGTGGTGCAAGTAATTATATTGTTTCACCTTATTCTGCTGGTGGTGGTGGTGGTGCAGGGGCAGTTGGTGGTTCGTCAACAAGTTCTACCGTATCTGGTAATGGTGGCAATGGTTCAATAACAACTTTAATTACTACTACTCAAGCAACATCTGCAAGTGTTGGACAAGTTTCTTCTGGTTCTGTTTACTTCTCTGGTGGCGGTGGTGCTGGAATCTTTGCTTCTGGCGGTACTACGGCAGGAACTGGCGGGTTAGGCGGTGGTGGTGCTGGTAGCAAAACTACAGGCGGAACATCTGGTAACGCAAATACTGGTGGCGGCGGTGGTGGTGGCTACCAAAGAGTTGGTGGCAATGGAGGTTCTGGGTGTGTTTTGATTTCTGTTCCAACTGCTAATTATTCTGGCACTACAACAGGCTCTCCAACTGTTGTTACTAATGGCTCTAACACAGTCATGATTTTTAAAGCATCAGGGAGTTACACGGGATGAGCCACTACGCTAAAGTTCTTAATGGGATTGTTCAACAAGTTATTGTTGCAGAGGCTGAGTTTTTCCAAACATTTGTGGACACAAGTCCTGGCGAGTGGATTCAGACTTCATACAACACTTACGGCGGTCAGCATAAAAATGGTGGTACGCCCTTGCGTAAGAACTACGCAGGCGTTGGCTATACCTATGACCACACAAAAGACGCATTTATTCCACCAAAACCATTTGCTTCATGGACATTAAATGAA